CTCACAAATATGAGCGCGATAGTCGGTGTCATCGAACTTGTGTGAGTAAACAAGGTACTGACCCTTGTCTTCCCACTCATATTTTTGATGGTGAATGTGGACTGTGATTTTGATTTTCATGATGTTCTCCAGTTATACGGTTTCGAGTTGGAATACACGGGCTTCATTACGCTCGTAAAAGTGGCGCAGGATGCGCTGTTGAAGCATGAGGCGAATCGCTTGCAATTCAGTGACAGGCTGGGTCATGGTCTTCCAGTTGCCGTTCTCTTGGATCTGAACTACAAAGCACTTTGTCCACTTGGTAACTTTTTTCATGTTGGTCTCCTTATGGGCCCCGAAGGGCCGGTTGAATTAAGCGCAGGCGCTGACTTTGATGATGGCGCTTGACTCGCCACGGAATTGCTTGTTGAACTCTTCAACAAACTCGTCGTCTGTCATGTTTTTGAACTGCTCTGTTGCGCGCAGTGCAACCATGATGGCGTCTGCATTCAAAGAACCAACACGGTTCTCAATGGTGACCTTGACGCCGTACTTCTCACCACGGTGAGGGATGATCTTGCCCTTGGCGTCTTTCTCGCACAGGCCATAGGTGTTGGCGATGTTGTCTTTCAACTCTTTGGTTTTGGCGGTCAAATCTTTGACCTGACGATCCAACACTGCGAGTGTGTCGATGTCGTTGGTGATGCTCTCGATAGTTGCGAGGGCTTGGATGGTTGCTTGAACTTCTGTCATGATCATTTCCTTTTGGTTAAACCCGCTAACGTTGCGGTAAAAGAATTCTAACACGAAGTTAGATTCTTTTGACAAGACTTTTTTCAAATATTTTTCTAGGTGCTTACCCTAATACGTTTTTGGAAACGAATTAGTTACTAATCAGATTAGCAAATACGTTGCTTACAGTGACGTTCAGGGCGTCGATCTCTTCCATTTTGGCTATGCGCCAAGCCACTTTCTCCCCGTGCCAGCCCATCTTGGAGCCCTGATGGCATGACTTGCACAGGGCCACCACGGTGTAGTGCATGCCCTGCTTAATGTGGTGCGCGTCAGACGGGCCTGCGGTGCCACAGATTGAGCAGGGTTGCTCTTTGACCAGCCCCACCCACCTGCGCTCGGCCTTGTTGTAACTACCATTCATGCAACAGCCCGATCAAACGTTCTATTGCTGGCCTCCTGAGAGCGCCACACGTCGATTCTGGCCTGCGCACTGACCAACCCCCAGCGATACGTCTCCTCGGCCTCTACGGCCGCTTCTAGGCCCTTTAGCACCTCGATGTAGGCTGAGTCTGCATAAGCCTCGATCTCGGCCACCACGGCCGATTTAGCGCGCCCGTCGGACAGTGCCGACTTCATGAGCATTGCCTTCTGACTCTTGCGGTACTCTTCGAGGTATACCCGGTGTGCTTTTGCCTCTGCATATTTGCGCCCGTGGGTGTACAGGTAATCCACTGCGTCGTTGATGTCCTTCTGATTCATTCTGCTTCTCCTGAATTTGTTTTTTGCGCCAGCCGCTCATGATGAGAACTTGGCAATCAATGCGGCGTCGGCCAGTGCTTGACCCTTGCCCTTCTTGTCCAACTCACGCCACTTGGGCCACAGTTGGATTGCTCGTGCTCGTGCGGCGTCCTTGTCGGTACCAATCAAGCCTGCGGTCTTTTTCCATGCCTGCGGTGTCACCATGGTGTGCGGTATGCACATCGCGCCCAGAACACCCATGACAGTGCCGCATGAGTGGCCAAAGTTGAACATCGATGTCACGCCTTGGCCGGGCATTGCATGCACCTGTTCAACGAACACATGGTCACTACAGCACGATGCAATGAAGTCGGTCAGAGCCGCCGCATTCACGCGAGTGGCCGTGCCAATCTTGGTGGTGGGCATCGCAGTCCATTCAATGGGTTGGCCGTCCTCCAACAACACAATTGCGCCTGTCGCGCCCGGATCAATTCCCAGTGTTCTCATCTTTGGCTTTCGGTGGTAAGTAACGCAAGGTCACGAGAGCGGCCAGCCAAAACGTGCCACAGATAAATGCAATCGGAACTGCAACCCAAGTTGGTAAAAATTCAAGCGATGCAGAAAATACAAATGGCAATAAAAGAATTGCCCAAAAGATTCTTTGGCGTGGTGTTTTAATCATTCGTCTCTCTCCTGATGTTGGTTGGATTTGTCAATCTGGTAAAGTTCTTCGTCGGTGAATGGTGGGTTGATAGTGTCTTGCATGATGTAATATCCACCGTCTGTGCGCTCGACCACAGCCACAACACCAATGCGTCCGTCGTCAGTCCAAAACGCTTTGAATGAATGCCGGGGAAAGTCAAAGGGTGGAAGGCCAACTGTGGGCTTTTCCAAGTTGAGTGTGATATTCATTTTTTACCTTTCAGAATGAATTTAGGACAGCGTTGCAAGATGAAACGCAACTGCATTGTTGGCCTGCCGTTTTTGTCTTTGTACGCAATGCAATGTTTGGCCACGTGGTTCTTGCACTCAAAGCACACACGGCGGTCGTCACCAATGTCTCTGTCTCGGTCGAACATCTTCTCGGCCAAGTCCCATGCTTGCTCTTCGCACAAGCCCTCTTCAATGAACACCTTGCGCCTGCGCGCATGCACAGTGATGGCGATTTCAAGTTCTTCTTCTGTCATGGGTATGAGGTTCATGCGGCCACCTTGTGCTTGCCAAGGCGCTTCTCGGTCTCTCTATGAGCCGCAATCATGGTGCGTGCCGGCAGGTTATCCATGACCATCTGGTAGTCCTCCAGAATGCCCTCAAGCATGCGTATCTCAATGTCGTTGAGGTTGTCCTGCATCAACGCAATCATTGCGTCTTCTAAGGCCTTCTCGTTGTCTTCCAAGTGCCCCATGTCGCGCAGGGTTTCCATAAGGTCTACGGCTGTGGACAAGGCCGCAATGTCCTGCACGGATGGCTTGGTCTTGCAGTTCTCCAATGCCTTGAGCATTAAGCCCATTTGATACTGGCGCTTTTTGAGCGGCAAAGGCTCAGTGGGACTTGCCAGTAAAACGTCCCAGTGCGAATACGTAGTCATCGATTCTCCTTTTATCCCACTTGCTGTGGTCAGGAGAGTCTAACATGCAATTAGATTACTCTGCAACAATAATTACTGTTGCTGTCTCTCGGTCAATTTGAATTTGGCCATCGGCCACCATGTTCCAATCGTCCGAGCAACACTCTTTGTCACTGCGGCATGGAATGGTAAACACAACGTGCTTTGCAAGGTATTCTTTCTTGCCTACAAACACACGCCATGCATGATCGACTGTGCCCCGTCCTTCTTGACCACGGGACTTGTTAAAGCGCACACGGATTTTCATAAAATCTCCACAGACTTTTCTTCTTTGGCTTCTTCATTGACGGCCACGCTTAGGTTCATGTGGACGAATCGCATAGACTCATTGCCCATGTTTTTAGTGAACGAATGTGGCACCCATGCGTTGATCAAAATCAATGCGCCGGGTTGTGGTGTGAACACAATTTGGTGTGACCCCAGAGTGATGTTGCTTGCGTCCTTCTCTGGCAGATTGATGATCACTTTGCCGGGCCTTGGATCATGCACAACCAACTTGCAGGCCTTATCGGGTACATCAATGAAAAAGAACGCGCTAATCTGGCATCCAGCCCCATGAACGTGGGTCTCCATGGATGACAGGTGGTTGTGCTCTTGCGTCCACATCTCGGTGAAGTACGTCACCAACTGATCCATGTTGTAGCCCTGCGACGCAAGGATGTTCCATGCTGTCTGCGAAACGTACTGCGAGAAGTCTTGCAACTCTGGCTCATGCGAATAACTGCCAGTCATGAGGTTCACGTAGTCAGGATTTTTTTTGCGCTCACGCGAAGCCTCTTCGTATCTCGTAGACACGGTGCGAACCATGTCAATGAATTCAGGCTTATGCACCACGTACACGGGCGTGGCAAAGTAGTGCATCTCTTCGAGTTGATCCATTTTTCTCTCCGTTAAATTGCGTCAGTCTAACATGAGGTTAGATTTAAAAAACAAAAAAATGGGCCCGGCCCGGCCCTTATGAATAACTTACTTAACCTTACTCTGTATCCCTTGATACCCAGAGGTGGACAGACTCAGCCCTCCCAAAAGAGGATGAGCCTTCACAGATACCCGTCGGAGTTACCTGACCCGTCAGTCGTTCAACGCAAGGGCACTCACTTCGCCACCCTTCCCTCTCTCTCAGCGTCTTTCCCGTAGTAGAGGTGTCCCCAAATCGCTACCGCCAGTGCGCGTCCGATTCAGCGAGAACAAAAACAAAAAAAGCTGTTAAGACAGACCCCGTTGGAACCGCATCCTCTTGTGAAGGACACATACCCCAGTGGGGTCGGAGTCTGACTTAACAGCTTTACACGCCGGGGTTCCAATCCGACGTTTTACCGATTCTATCAACACGTTTTAATCCATGTCAACACAAAAGGTTGTTGGGCTCAATTTGGTCTTCAACTAGGTAGGGGAGAAAGCCAGAAAATCCCTACGGAGACATCCTTGAATGCTGGCTTAACACCCAACACGGCTGGGGATTGGTGAGGAATTACCAGAGACGGCGCAAACACTCAACAGAGTGCGGCAACCGCATGAACCAGTCAATCCCCATGCGTGTTGGCGTCAGAAATATACCATTTCTCTTTGACGAACTTCCATCATTTTTGCAACAACAGCAAACAAGCTGTCCTTCATATGCAGGTCGTTTGCATCGTACCCAAATTGGTCGGCCATCGTCCACGGTAACCCGGTTGCAATCGCTGACTTCTCACCTGTCTTGCTCTCGTCGTTGTCTGCAAAGATAAACCGCTTGCCCTTAATCTGATCAGCCACTTGAATCATGTTGCTGGCGCTGAAGCAGATCACCACCGATGCCGGGATGCCCACACTGCGCAGGGCATGCCGCACCGACAGCCCGGTGGCAAAGCCTTCGACCAGCCACGACTCTTCGTTGTTTCGGTCACCAAGGTACAGCACCGCATTCTTGGCGCGCATGCCGTGAAGCATTTTCTTTTCGTACTCGCGCTTGTCCATGTCCCAACGGATCGACTGGTATCCCTGTAAACGGTTGGTTGACACGTTGCGCATAGGGATCAGCAGTTTGTCGTCCAGCACCAGTCCACGGGTCTCTTTGAACCCTTTGATCTCAAGGTAGCCATGGTGGTCGTACTTGGCACTGCGCAAGGTCACGTCGGCTTGGAATGCGGCGTTCTGGTACTTCTTCTCCTGCTCAGTGGCCGCCGAGGCCCTTTTTGCGGCCCATGCGCGCTTTTCGTCGTCAGTCCAAGGCTTGGCATGCGGGTCTTCGTACCAGATCACTCTGGCCTCACCTGACCAGTCCATGACCCATCCACGCTGACCATCCCAAAAGTAGGCACCATTGCCTGAGTTTGGGCGCTCTACAGTCCCACAGCGTTTGATTTTGTCGGACGCATACAGACGCTGAGGATCGATGGCCACACCGTGCGCTCGTGCAAAGTTGATGAAACTCATTTACGTGCCCCCATTCCTTTTTTGAACGCGATGTTCATTTGTTGAATTTTGTTGTACACGTTTTTGGTGATCTCAACTGCTGGGGCTTTTGAGAATGCCCACTGCGTCTCTTGCCCGGTGATCTGCTTGAACAGGTGCCATGCACGTGCTGATTGTTTCTCAGGCTGGCTGTGGTGCTTGGCATACGCCACCACTTGATGCCACAGGTGCTCGGCGTTGTCGGCCAACTTCTTTTTGTTCTTGCCTTCACCAATAAAAATTTCCTTCATATGGCCGGGCAGTGCTTCGCTCACTTGCGACGACACCTTCTCGTACCCGCAAGCCATGCACCGCTTGCTGAATGGCGTGTAGCCACAGCGTGGGCAACCCTTAGGCTCGTAGTCCTCATCCTTGCGGATCGTCTTGTCCAACTTGTCGCCAGAGTCGAGCGAATCCAAACCGTTGAAATAGATTTCGTTGAAGTCGTCAAAGAAGCGAATGATGTTGCCACTGAAGTCCAGCAGATGGCAGTCTTGCTTGCCGGTCTCAGGCGAAGAGCGCAGGCCACGGCCCCACATTTGAATCGCGGTGGACAGTGACTTACGCAAAGGGCGCGCATCGCAAATACAACCCACGTCAGGCACGTCAAAACCTTTGGCCAAGGCCTCGACACTGATCAGCACCTTAAGGTGGCTATTAGGCTTTCTGTACTCCTTCAGAAGGTCTTCGCGCTCCTTCTTGGTGGTGTCAGCAGTGAACACAGCGGCCATGACGCCGGCGTTGATGAATTGCTTGCACAACTCTTCGCAGTGCTTGATGGTGGCACCAAACACAATCGTTTTGCGATTGTCACCGAAGCGTTGCCAGTCGGCCACCACGTCACCCACGATTTTGAGTTCACGCTCTTCAGCCGCCTTGTCTGTCCACTCACCACCAGCGGTCTCAGCACCGGTCATGTCGGGCTTTGAGCACGAGAAGATGCGCATGGGCACCAACACACCGTTCTGCGTCAGGTCGTACATCGTGGTGGCATTGATCAGGTTTGAGAATATCTTGCCCAGCCCCGCAGTAAATGGCGTGGCCGACAAACCAATTACAGCCGCCTTGATGTTCATCGCAAACTCAGTCCACGCCTTATAGGTGGTGTGGGCCTCGTCCACAACAAGAACGTCCATCTGTGGCCAGAAGTTGCGTTTGCCAATGGTCTGCACAGAGGCAATCTGCAAGAGTTCATCAGGCCGGCGACGCCAGTGTTTGGCTTGAATGATGCCGTGATTGAACAGACCGTATCGGTCAGCCACTTCAGAGGTCTGATCAATCAGGGTGGTGCGGTCGCACAGGAACACTGCGCGCTTGCCTTTTTGCATGGCCTCATTGCAGATGCGCAGACCAAGGTAGGTCTTACCAGCCCCAGTGGGGGCCATGATGATCTGGTTTTTGTGGCCATCACGAAACCCTTGGCGAAGGGCATTGTGGGCTGTCAGTTGAAATTGGCGGGGTGTTGGGAATCCATCATCACGCTCACTCGGCGCTAGGGCTTGGTTCATTTTTTGACTTTCGCTTTGTCGATTTGTTTCTGAAGTTCTTTGACCATTTTCACGGCCTGATTGCGCTCATTCATCAAACCCTTGAAACGCACGTCCAGTTGGGCGTAGGCAAGGTTCAGGCGCTTGATTTCCTCGTGCGCAGTGGCCAATGCATCGTCGGCTTCGAGCATTTTGTACATGATGTCCATGTCGGCTTGCAGAGCCAATTCGTTGGCTTTCAACTCATCCTCGTCTGGGCCAACTCCAACATTTAAGTCAGTGTTTTCCCTAACTGTTGGTTTTTCGCTACTAATCGGATTAGTAGTCTCTTGAGCCGTCAACTCTTGGGCTTTCTTCTTAATATTCTTCTCTTTGGCCTCTTTTTGCTTCTTCTTTTTCTCAGGGTCACGCACACCCGCAACGAAGGGCTGTGACACCACGCAAATCTTGGCGATCTCGTAGTTGGACTTGTCTTTCAGGTCAGGGTTGGCCAAGGCCTCTTCGACGACCTTTTTCTTGTCCTCATACGAGCGGGGCAGACCATGGCGCGCATTCACACCGTAGGAGCGGATAACAGCCTCGGCCTGTGTGCCCGGCACGTACTTGATGGTCACGTCCTTGATGCCCATCAGCTTGTAAGCGTGGTAACGGTGGAAGCCATCCACTAGCCAGTACGTCACGCCATCAAAGTTGGTGTCGATGGGATCGAATTCGTACCCCTCCTTCATCATCTCCACCATGTGATAGACGTGTTGTTGATCGATTACTACACGGCCTTGGGTGCCGCCATCGATCCTAATGTCATTTAGTTTTACTTGTCTCATTTAAATCTCCTGTTAAAAACCCAACGTCGGGTCAGTTAAAAATATCGGGCCGCAGTTCTTTTGCACTCACGAGGCCTTGTGTGGCCTTCTCAATTTTCTTTGCCAGTTCAGGTGACGGTCTTCGTGCTTTTCTGATCAAAAGTCCAAGCCACGTTTGGGTGATGCCAAGGTGGTCTGCCATCTCTTTCTTGGAGCCGTAAGGTTCGTCCTTGAAATACTGTTTTAGGTTCATGAAACCTCCTTTCTTTTGCGAGAGTCTAACACAACATCTAATTCCGTGTTATAGTCTTTCCACGTTCACGATGAACGGGTCATTGTCCTACGGGACGTTTTACTAAGGAAAAATCATGAGTTTTTATGTAGAAGATAAGGGCGGTAATTTTGAGCGTTGCCCCGCTGGTATGCACCTCGCACGGTGCTATCGAATCGTTGATCTGGGCACTCAGAAGTCTGAGTATATGGGTCAGGTCAAGTACCTCCACAAGATCATGCTTGGCTGGGAAATCCACGGCATGCATGACGACGGCACACCGCTGAAAATGATGGACGGTCGCCCGTTTGGAATCTTTAAAAACTACACGCTATCTTGGTCTGAAAAAGCCAACTTGCGTCTTGACCTTCAGTCATGGCGCGGTAAGCCTTTCACTCAGGAAGAGATGCGCAAATTTGACTTGAAAAACGTTCTTGGTGCATGGTGCATGCTCAACATCATTGAGCGCCCCGGCAAATCCGATGGCAAGTTGTACACCAACGTGGACGGCGTGACCCCTGTGCCTTCAATGATCAAACAGAACGGCTTGCCTACAGCAGTCAACCCCAACGAGTTGTTCAAGATCGATGACCCAGACATGGTGATGTTTGACAAGTTTAGCGATCACCTCAAGGCCAAGATTGCCGCATCACCTGAGTGGCAGAAATTGCAAGAAAAGGCACCTGCGCCAGCACCTCAGGCCGAGCCTGCAAAGCCAACATTTGATGAAGATGATGACATCCCCTTTTGATCATGGAGCACTTATTGCAACTCATTGCTGAAAATCCGGAGCAGTTCAGCGATGACTTCATTGAGTGGCTCCCTGCAAACGAGCACATATGGGACGCATTTGTTGCAGAAGCAATGAAGGTACGTGCTCGTGGACGAACACACTACTCCAGCTACACCATTGTCGAGTTTTTGAGACATCACTCGATGGTGCAAGAAGTTGGTGGCATGTGGAAGATCAACAACAACCACCGGCCTTACCTGCCACGGTTGTTTGATCTCCGATTCCCGCATATGGCAGGCATGTTTGAGTATCGGACGTTGACCAAACCAAAGCGCGGTCGATTTGAAGAAGACAACGGTTTTATTTATTAAGGAGGTGTGAGATGTTTATCTCAAAAGCAGAAAAAGAAGACTTGTTCTACCGCATAGCAGTGCTGGAGCAAACGGTTCTGTCGCTCAAGAATTCATTGGCCTACAAGCCAGAGACCAAGAGCACCAAGGGCCGCACATGGAGCCCGGAGCAACGCGCTCAAGCATCTGAGCAAATGAAGAAAATTTGGATGAAAAAAAAGGAACCAAGAAAATGAGCACAATCATCGCTAGATCAGCAGAGTCCGTCCACTGGTACAAGCAGGATGGCGGCCCACAGTACACCGTGAAGGCAAAGGACGGCTCAGACCGCCCTACGACCCTCAGGGACGCACGAAAGATGGATTTGGTACCGTCGGTTACCACCGTCATGAAAATCGCCGCCAAGCCCGGTTTAGAGCAGTGGAAGCTGGAGCAAATGCTCTTGGCCGCCATGACCTTGCCGCAGTTGGATGGTGAGCCAGAAAAGGCCTACATCGCACGCATCGTGGCCGACTCGAAAGAGACCGGCAAACAAGCCGCTGAGTTGGGCACCCGCATCCACGAATCGATTGAAGGCTGGATGCAAGGTGTGCGCCCTGTTGAGCACGAAGAGATGGCCAAGGCGTTTGAAGAATCCATCTTCAACCACTTCAAGACCCATCCCTTCCAGCCATGGCTTACAGAGCGTTCATTTGCATCGCCTTTGGGTTTTGGTGGCAAGGTTGACTTGTACTGCGTGGCCGATGAGCACGCGCCCGTTGGCATCGTGCTTGACGCCAAGTCAAAGGATTTTGGGCCCGACGACAAGATTGACGCCTACGACGAACACCTTATGCAATTGGCGGCCTACCGCCATGGCTTAGAGGTACCTCATGCACGTTGTGCAAACGTGTTTGTCTCTCGCACCCACCCCGGCCTCGTGAAGGTCGTAGAGTGGCCAGAGGACGAACTGGTGAAGGGCTGGGAGATGTTCCAGTCATTACTTCGTTTTTGGAAATTGAAAAACAACTTTGGAGTTTGAAATGGCAGAACGTATTTATGTAGTCGGTGGCCCCACAGGTATCCACCTTGTTAATTCATCCACCAAGCAAGGTGCAATTGCTTACGTGTCCCACAACGTCTACAAAGCCACTGTAGCCACCCAAAATGATTTGGTTGAACTGATTGGTAAGGGCGTAAAGGTCGAGCATGCTAAAGCACAAAACATGAACTTAAATTTTGAGGAGCCCAAATGACCATCAAAAAAGAAGATATCTTTCAGGCCTTCTTTGGTGCCGGTCTTGAGGGTGACTACAACTTCCTCGAAGACGACCTGATCAAGCTATGCACGGTCTTTGGTGAGTTACGCGACAACGAACTCAATGAGCGGGTCTACAAAGCCACTCAGCAAGAGCGCGCCCGTTGCGTGGAGTTTGTGCGCAGTCTTAACCCGGCTGTTGCGCAGGCACTGGCAGACAAGAAGGGCCCACTGTGAAATACGTATGGGCGTTTTTTGTTCTTTACGTGATCAGCTTCGCCCTGTACGTGTATCTTGACGTTTAAAAAAAGAGCCCCCTCAGGGGGGTATCCGAGGGGGCTCAAACATGGGCAACTGCAATGCCCTCACGCCGGGGAGACGGCCAACGTGACTATGGAATCGGGTTGCCCATGAGGTCAACATTCATGAGCATCCGATCCGTGTCTTCTCTCGTCGCGTTCTTTCGACGTTCATTCAATGCTTTCAATCCTTCGTAGCCTTGGTAGGCCAACTCAGGTGCCTGCAACACAAGGCCAGCGGCTTGAGTAACGCCAAATGGCAACATGCTCAGGGCACCGCCAGCACCGCTTGCAAACTGCGCCGCATTACGTGCAGTTGGCATGTGCAGTCCTTTGTTGTGATAGTCGTACTCTTTGAATGCGTCGTACAACTGTGATCCAGCTAAAGCGCCACCTAAAGCACCTACACCCACACGAGCAACTGAGGGCAAAGCACCCTTGACTAATTCGCCTGCTTGAACGGCTTGATCTGCCGCACGAGTAAGCACTGTGGGGTTGTGTGTGTACGCAGACAAGTCAATTGGTGCCTTGCCGGGCGTTGTGGTGAAGATTTGACGTGGTTGACCAGTCTTTGGATCAATCGATGTTGTTTTTGCCACCCGCTCTGCCGGTGTGCCTTTGATGCTGGCCAAGGCATCTTGCACCTCAGACATAGTGCGAACGGGGGTGCCACCAGCAATCTTTTCTAATTCTTTCAATGGAACGCGAAGGTCTGGTGCAATCTGACTGTTGAGATACCGTTGAAGGCTTGCACGGCTTTGAGGCTTGTTCATGTACTCAGTATTGCCAGTCGCCTTGTTGTACAGCGATTGAATCAAAGGAAGGGCCCTTTTGCCCGTTTCAATGCTTCCCGCTATCTGAGCCCCAGTTGCGGCTCCAATGCCGCCCATGATCACGTTTTCGGGCGATCCTGCGGCTGATGATGCGGGTATGGGCTTACCTTTACCCTCATCTTCGCCGGGTTTAGACGAATCGGCTTCTGCCGTCTCTGTTTTTTCTGATTCAGCCGCTTTTTCGCCAGTGGACACATTGGGCAGAGCACCGCCGTAATAAGTAGAAACCTTGTCCATGTGGTTGATGGTTTCGTCAGGCAAGTCTTCAATCTTTCCGCTGGTAAAGTATTTGGTATTTGGGCCAGCGTTGTACCCAGACAGAACTTTGTATGGATCATTTCCAATGTGTTTTTTTGACACCAAATCACTAAGAATTTCCATACCACAATCTATGTTCTGATCGAGGTCTTTTGGATTTTTGCATTTATAAAAATCAGCAGTATCTTGCGTGATTTGCATCACACCCATTGCACCTTTTTTTGACTCAGCCTTAGGATTAAATCCACTTTCAGCCATGACCATAGGAAGCACAAAGTCGGGATTCAATCCCTTCTCTTTTGCTTTCTTTGCAACCTTCTCTGCTACATCAAGTTGCTCATCAGTCAGTTTGGATAAATCCATGCTTCACCTCAAGGGTTTTGTTTTTTTGCGGCTTCTCGTTTGGCTCTCTCGGCTTTGATGGCATCAAGGGTCAAATTTGAAGTGCTCTGTGCTGGAGCAGGCTTGTTGGACACTTTGCCAGCCGCAGGGTTGTAAACAGCCTCTGAACGAACATCTAATGGATTTGATGTTGCAATTTCACGGTACTTCTTTGCCTGCTCTTTGCGCAAGTCAAGATACTCTTCGTTGTCTTCCAAACGGCCGTAGGGAATCTTTTTCTCTTTGGCAAATTTGTAGCGTTCTTGCGTGGCCTTTTCGGTGTGCGCCATCAAGTCAACTAAGGTCACCAATGCAGACTGGCTGTTGCCAATGTTTGGCGTCGAAGTCTGTTGCAATTCCATAAACGCATTAGTCGGGTTGAGTGCCGCGCCACGCAGAGCAACTTGGTTCTCAGCCAACATCTTGACTAGCACTTGGAACTTGTTCTTGGCCTCTTCGGACATGCCAATCTGGCGTGCGTACACATCGATGTCTTTGAGCGTATCGCCCAACTTGCCATCTGCCGCCGCACGTGCAAACACTTCCATCGGATTGTTGCCGCCAAATTTGTTGAGCAAAGCACCAATCTGTTCTTGGCCGCTGACCTTTTTGCCGTCCGGTGCCACAGAGTCTGGAAGACCAACACCCAAAGACAAGTCGCGGATTGAGCCCAACAACTTCAATCGATCTGGAGCGGCATCTGCACGTTGACGCATGATTTCCTCGACGCTCATGCCTTTCTCGCGCTGTTCGCGTGCATAGTTTGCTGAGGCTTCCATCTTGTCGTAACGTGACATTGATGCCCACTGTGTAGGATCGACTTGAGGAGGGCGCGCCGCATCCACCGCCTTGATAAATTCTGCCTGCTTGGCTTGCGCAGTTTTGGGGTCTGCGTTTGAACTTATCTGGAATTTTGCAAAGTCGTCCAATTGCAATAACGGGTCTTTGCCCATTGCCGCAGTTGCCGCTGTAGTGATTTCCAAGCCCTTCTGTGCGCCCTCGTAATAAGCCTTGGCGGCTTGCGCAATAGGCGTGCTGTCACCCAGTGATGTAATGCGGCTGTAAGTTGTTGCATCCATTGGAGCAACCTTGCCATCTGGCCCAGTATTCTTGGCCAACCAATCTTGATAGATTTTGTTTTGCTGTTGCTTTTGAGACAACAACATGTTGGCTTGCTCCATCTGCACTTTCATCTGTGCAATAGGCAATTGCTGTTCACGCTGTTGCTCGACGTTTTCACCCATGGCTTCTGACGCGCTACCAAGGGACGCAAGGAAGCCACCGAGTTGCGGTTTTGCAAACCCAGCGGCCACTTTCCACCAGTTCGGCTCTTCGTAGCGTTTTTGCAGTGCCTTGACTTGCTCGTCAAGCGTGTCGCGGTATTTTTGAATTGACTCCTCTGGCATTTCGGCAGGGTTGATGTTGCCGAGACCGCCAGCAAAGCTGTAGTCCTGTGTTTTGCGTGATGGTTCAGCCATGGATTAACCTTTCTTGGATGGCAAAGCGCCACGTGAGTAAGTTGATGCGCAACCTTTAAAACCACGTGCTTTGGACTTGATCAAGCCGCCTTCGGCCGCGCAAGTACAGCAACAGCAACAGTCACAGCATGAACAGCAATCGCACTTACAACCGCCGCCACCACCACCGCCCTTAAAGATGTCTTTAAGTCCTGATTTGATACCGGGAAAACACTTTATGAGGGCTTTTCCTGCGCTTCCTATAGCGCCCAAACCAGACAGTGGAGACATGTCTAAAGTAGTTTTCGTGCCAGTTGGGATGCTGTAGCCTTGAAGCAGGCTTCCAAGCGATTGCAATTTGGTGAGGGGATAGTTTTGCTTGTTTTGCTCGATGGTCTGTTGTTGGCCACCAAGGGTTGACAGTGCGTTGATACAAGCCAAGTTCATGTTGGCACCAGTTTGTGCCAAGTTGCCTGCGTTTACGCCTGCTTGATTCAGCAAGTTGCCTTGGTTTGCCGCCGCTTGCGATGCAGTCTGCGCCGCAGTGAGGTTGGCCTGATTCTGTTGTGCTTGAGCATTGGCCGCAGTCGATCCCAAGTTGGATGCAATGGTGTTTGCACCCTGTTGCAAGGCACCAAGATTTTGGCCTGCATTGATCTGATTTTGCGCCTGCTGGTTGGTCAAGTTGCCAGCGGTCGATCCCAAGTTGCCCAACAGGTTTGCTTGTTGCTGAGTCAGGGTTCCCTGCACGTTGCCTGCATTGATCAAATTCTGTTGTTGCTGGCCAGTCAACGAGCCAGCAGTCTGTCCTAATTGGCCAAGCAACGAGGCTTGTTGTTGCCCCAAAGTTCCAGCAGTGTTTGCGGCATTCAGGATGTTTTGCTGTTGTTGTGAGGTCAATGTTCCTGCGGTTTGACCTGCTTGGGCAAGCAATGATTGTTGCTGTTGGCCAAGCGTGCCTGCGGTGTTGGCCGCATTGAGGATGTTTTGTTGCTTTTGGTTCGACAAGGTTCCAGAGGTCTGGCCCAACTGGCCAAGCAAAGAAGCCTGTTGTTGAGCCAAAGTTCCTGCGGTGTTGCCTGCGTTCGCAATCAAAGCGTTTTGCTTGCCAGCGGCGCACAAAGCCTGTCCATAGCCCTGAGACATCATCTGGGCAATCTGGTTGTTCAAGTCTTGCTGTGCTTGAGCAGTGATTTGGCCTTGCACCTGAGCGCCGCGCTGTGATCCAAACTGGCCAGAGCCAACGGCCGCCGCCGCCGCTTGAGGCGACAGGTTCTGACGGATGTTGCGCTGGGCAATATCAGACATTGATTGCACCGCAGTCTTGAGGTACGGGTTCATGTAAGAAGCCGCTAAATCAGCAGGGCTGTTTTCAACGGCCTTTTGCAAGTAGGGGTCGGCCGCGCTTAAGCCACCGCTTGTAGCGGCTTGTTTGAGGTACGGGTCTGCCGATGCGTTTGCGTTTACGGCCATGCCTTGGTCAAGGTAAGGGTTCGCTTGGCAGATGCCGCCCTTTGCCGTGGCTCGGGTCAAATAACTGTTTGCCGCATCTGGGGCGCAAATGGCTGTGCCTTTGTCCAGCAAAGGTTGTGCGTTGTTGATCCCGCCGCTGGTTGCCGCTTTGGACAAATACGGATTGGCCGCAGTGACCGAATTCATGCCAGTTGCTGTGTCGATGTTTTCTGACGCAACAGCGGCCGCGCAAGTGTTTCCTGCCCGGCCAAGGTAGCCAGTTGCAGAAGACAAGCCAGAGAGGCCAGCGCCCTTGTTTATCAAGCATTGACCAGCCTTGTAGCCAGTCGTACACATGGCCGTCTTGGCGTAGGGGCTGAGTGCATCCAGTGGGCTAGAGCCAGTGCCTGCTTTTAGGTAAGGGGCCGCCGCGCCCGTGATGTCTTGCTTGGCGGCTTGACCTACCAGACCTTGGCCAGTTGTGATGCCTGCCTGTTGGTTGCCAAAATTGGTTGCAACTTTGCAAAACGCTTCAGTTTGTAAAGGCTGGGCCCCTGCAAACTGCGCTTGATCAGAGGCTGTTTTTCCTTGACTCGCAAGGTTACTCAGGTAGTCGGTGTAATAACCCGGCGCTGTCGTTTGTTTGTTTTGCGAGGATTCCAGTAAGTTTGCCATTTTTAACCTTTCGTCTGCTTGATGTAGTCAAGGGGAGACTTCGCCTTAGGGGGTATTTTACTTGTGGGTGCTGATCTTTTGTGTGCGCGCAACTTCTCACGCAGACCATCAAGAATTTTTGCACCCGCCTTGTTGTCGCCACCACCAATGGCCGACACAAAACCTGCTGGGAACACGTATTCGCCGTCTGCAATTTTGGCTGGTACGGGCTGACCTTTTGCAGTTTCTCTGTGAGGTATTTGGTTGCGAAATCCATCAAGAACTTCACGGCCAGCCTTGCTAGAACCGTCACCTAAAGCCGCCACCACGTCAGCGTCCATTACATAATCGCCATCATGAAGCATTGCCGGGATGTCGTCAGACTGACCCGTGCCACCGCCGCAAGCGTAGTACCCGGTCATGCCCGTCACAAACTCTGGGTTGTGATTGTCAGGCATTGCATCGTGGTACTTCTTGGGCAAGCCACCAGCGGCCAAGCCACCCATGTTGCCCATGTTGGAGATGCGTTGTGCCAACTGAGTCAATTGCTTGTGCGCAACAGGCTGGCGCTTGCTTGATGCAGAGTTAACTAAAAAATCAGGGCCGTCTGCAATAAATTTGGGCATGTACTGTGGGTCTTGGTTGTAGCAGTACGAAAGAGAGCAACTTGCCGCACAGCTTGATGCTTCATTTTTGCCGCCACTTGCGAAACTGCCACCATGAGCAAGGCCGCCTGTGTTTTCACCAAAAGGCATCAAGTTGATTTGAGGCACGCCACCATATCGGTTTTGCATCTCTTTGGCCAACTCTGGGTGCATGCTGGCATATATGTCTTGCAATTTAGATTGGTCAGCTTTAGCCTGAGTAGGCTTGTCAAAAGCAATTTGATTTTTTAACAATGAATCCCGTGTATCAAGCCACGGAATGGCACCACATCCAAGACTACCAAGCGTTCCAGCAGTTTGCACTGACTTTACTTTTGGAATTTTGACTTTTGGAATTTTGACTTTTGGAATGGTGACTTTTGGAATGGTGACTTTTGTATCTTTGTCACAGCAATCGCAACAGCAATCTATGCAACACGGATCTTTCTTGCCAGTAACTGTGACTGTTGGAAGTGTTGTAACTGTTGGCGTATTAGTGCAAGTGATGCAACATGCTTCTTTTTTTCCAGTAACTGTGACTGTTGGAAGTGTTGTAACTGTTGGCGTATTAGTGCAAGTGATGCAACATGCTTCTTTTTTTCCAGTAACCGTGACCGTTGGAAGTGTTGTAACTGTTGGCGTATTAGTGCAAGTGATGCAACATGCTTCTTTTTTTCCAGTAACCGTGACCGTTGGAAGTGTTGGATTTGTAATTGTTTCGTTTGTGCATGTTGGCAGGCCACCAGTCACATTTGTATTTGGTGTGCAAACTAAGTCTGTGCATTTTTCTAATTTGCCTGTGACATTGACCGTATCCAGAGCGCCTGTGCCTGCTGTAGCACCGGTGTCTGTTGTTGCGGCCGATCCAGTTGGAGTAAGGCTACGTGTCAAGTTATCAACACTACAGGCGTCTTTGTTTGCATTGCCAGTAACGGTTACTGTGCAATCTTGATTTTTGCCAACTTGAGTGTTGTTGTTTGTGATTGTTGGCAAACCGCCCAACTGCGTAGTTGATGCACAGCCTTTGGCACAGTCGTCTGAAGCCGCGCTGGTGCTTACAGGCAAACCAGTATTTGAACTGTTTGAAAGGCACTTATACAACGAGTTGGCACCACTGTTGACCAAGTTGTTGGCAATTGAGCCAACAGCACCACACAAAGGGTTTTGTCCTTTAAGAACTGATGCCGCCGCGCCTTTGGCACCTGAGGTCAATATGTCGCTTGCGGTGCAACTCAAATCAAGAGTGTTTGACAGTTCATTACCAATACCAACGCCAATCTCAGCGCCAACCATGTTCAGGCCAGTGTTGAGCAACGCCTTCTCAAGTGAGGCACCATTAGCCAAGTTGTAGCCAAAGTTAAATGCAGGCACTAATTCAGGGGCAACAATTGCCACGCCGATTTTGGCTATTGTTCCAAGCGGGTCATCCAGCGCCGCCTGAATTGTTTTTCCCACTGCTTTGACAACAGGTTGAACAACTTCAGTGACAACCGTTTCTACGATTTTTCCAGCGCCCTCAATGACGGCACCGACGGCGTCGCCAACTGCTTCAAAAAAACCACCAACTGCGTCTGCTACTGCTCCCATATTAGGCTCCCAAATTCAAAGCAACACGAGTTTTTTGGCCATCCTTGGCTCGAAACACTTGATAACCCATGCCGGGCATCGGAGGGTTCATCGCAATCAGTTTGAACAAACGATCAAGTGATGGGTCGGTATATTCTGTGACCAAAATTTTGAGACCGAGTACGCGCTTGGCCCACACGCAAAACAGTTTGCTGTTATCTACAAAGTTGGGGCCTGTGTCGGCATTGAATGCTTTAAAAAAACCTTGGCTATTTTTTCCGGTATGCACTTCAAACAAGGTGTTTCCAAACTGTTTGACCTTGGCGGTAGGTTGGCTCAATTCGTCCAAGATGGCAGGCATCATCACCTCAGGAGGGTAAGGCTGTTTGGTGCTTTCCAGAAAAATGCCAATAATTTGGCCTGAATCCAGCTTTTGCTTTTTTGAATCTATTAGCATGTCATAACTCCGTTGTCATTACTGCGGCTGAATAAACGTTACCCATACCAGCCGCCAATGACAAAATGGCCCCTTTCGGAGCCTCAATGTCGTGCGACAAGAACACGTCGTCTTCTTGCGTTCTGTTTGGAATGCTCGGCACAAACCCGTTGGTCATATTGTCGATCAACATGCATGTTTCAAGCAAGCCGCTTACACCCATGGTGTGCCCAATTACTTGCTTGTACGAGGTGGCCACAAAGTCCGAGAAAGTCGATTCAATCGCCGCTCTCTCAGCCCGGTTGTTGGATTTGGTGCCCGTGCCATGGGTTTTGATCACCGAAATGCATGCCGGGGTCAATTCAGCCATCTTCAGCGCGCCCTTTGAGGCCTTCACAAAGCCTTCGCCGTCATCAGTCTGGCCGATGGCATTGGCGCAATTCTCTGAGGCCGTGTAGGCCCCTAAAAGACGGCCCTTGGGGGTAATTCCACGGCGCTTAACCGTAGCTTCGTCTTCAAACACCGCCAAGCAGGCCCCCTGACCCACGTGGAACCCGCCGTTTACGCTGTCGAAGGCCGAGGGTAGGACACCCTCTTTTTCGTCCTTCCAAGCCAGCGAGGCCTGTGCTTCACCAAAAAAGTTGAGGGTCAAGTTGCAAACTTGGTCTTCTACAGCCAACACGATCACCCGGTTAAAACCATAAAAGCGCATCAGGGTTTGTACGTCCATGAGCACTTTCATGCTTGAGGCGCAGGCCGTGGAGTCAGTCACGATGTGGTCTGCCGCCCCAAAGACCTGAGCGGTACGGCCGGCATAGACCTGAGTCAGCGTCAGTGGCAGGAACTTGTATTCGTAGGTCAGGCTGTTGGGCTCTTGCTTGACGGCGTTAATGCCAGCGAAGTGGCCATTGCCACCGGCCAGAATGAATGCCGTCTTGGCTTCGGTGTCTTCACGCAAGGTCTTGGCCAACTCCTGATCGATCACCTTGTCGGCAACCCGGTGCGGAGGGTAGAACAGGCCAGTCTTGACCTTTTCATAGGATTCTGGGAACCAGTTCACCACCTGAGGGAAGCGGATGTCTTCCAAGAGTTTGGTGGTGGTGGATGATGCAAGTCGATAGTCGCTGAGATAAATCATTTGATCATCTCCTTGGCTTCCTCGATTGACACTGGGTCACGTGTCTTGTGGATTTCCAAGAAGTCAAACAACTGCTGAGGCGTCTCAGGGTGAAAGTCCTTCACCAGATCATCGTGGATGTCGTAGATGATTGAAAAATACATCACGATCATCAGGCCATCGAGTGAGTCAATCTCTGTCTCAATGAACGGCGTGTCCATTTCCGTCATTGGAGCAAGTCCAAAATGCGCAGGACGTGCCTCACGCGCCACCATGTTCAGTAAATCTAAAAAGTTCATTGTGCCCCCACATTCAAAATGCCGACAGCTTGCTCGGCCCAGTCTTCCCACCTGTGAAATGTCCTCGAATCTGGAAGCCCTGATTGTTCAAGACCACCAAACGTTGAGAACCCATCAACCCATTCCTGCCAATGCTCTTGCGGTACAACAGCAAGTTGCCGGGTAGCGAATAACTCGACCATCAGTTTGCAGTACTGATCCCAAGTCATCCCGCGAGGGTCATAGGCAGTCATTATGGATTACCTGTGCCACGTACATCGCCAGTGTCTATGCTCAATAGCACCCGGCCCATGAAATAGTCTCCATTTTGGGTGTTGCTCTTGAAACGCATGCGCATCTCACGATATTGCTCACGCATATCAATCTTCAGCGTGTCTGATGCAAACGTGTAAGGTGACGATTCCTGCGTAGTGTCTTCGGCGTAGCCCTTGCCCAGCACAATGACTTGCATGTCACCGTTCTGCACAAAGTCAGGTTCAATGCGCTCACAACGTGTCCAAACGTTGTCACCGGGCTGTTCTACAGAACCCACAAGGCCCATGCGTGAGCCAATGATGTTGGTCTCAAAGAACGAGTCAATTGCGTTCACCTGATTGGTGTACACCTCGTTTGTTCCGGTCTCGTGTTGCCACAGCGTGTACTTGCCGGCCGTGTTCTGAACGTTTCCTGCCCAAATGGGGCGACGGAACACTTCGGTAAATACACCAGCAGATCGGCGAGCGCCCAAGGCTTGGCCAGCGTCGTACCAAACTTTCTCGCGCACGTTGTAGATGATGGCGTCATTGCACTCTTCTGAGTCACCAGAAGGGAAGAACCACCAGATTTCACCCCAACGAGGCACCTTGCTCACCCAGACCTTTTGGCGCTGGACGTAGTTTAGGTTGTCAAAAAAGAAATTGTTGTTCTGTTTGTTTTCAACCTCTTGCACAACACCGTTGTACATGAGAAAACGATCAGTGCCTACCCAATAGAAAATGCCGTCGTACTCAATCACGCACTGGCTTGAAAGGATCGAAGACTGCTGTGTGATCAGGTCATAGCGCCAGTATAGGGTCTGGTTGCCGACGGTGGTAGGTGCATAGGTGACCCGCACCACAGAATCTAAAGTCCAGAACAGGCCAGCAGGTGACGTTGTACCGCCCCGAACTGGCAGGCCCTTGACCACCTTGGTGGAAGAGATGTTGTTGCGGTTGGAATCGGCCGATGTCCAGTTGTTGAAGTCACCAGCCGCGCAGTTCTCGATCAATCCGTTGTTGCCGTAGGCGAACAAGTACGGGAACAACATCACAATGCCGCCAGACACAGAAATGTTGTTGTCAAAAGTCAGAGTCGAGTAAGCGCCAAACGTAAGCCCGGTTGTTGTGCCTGCCGTGGTGGTGATTGCCGCGCCGCCAGATGTAGCAGACAAAGTGAATGTGCTTGTTGTGTTGGTGGTGATGACGTAATAAGTTCCAGCGGCGATACCCGTGGCGGTTCCAGTCAATGTGCCTGTCACAACAACTGTTTGGCCAACTGCAATGTTGGTTGTTGCCGTGCAAGAAAATTGACCAGCAGTTCCAGTAACCGCAACGCCAGCCAGCAAAGCACTTGGTGTTGATGCTGATGCATTTGCGCTCAATATGGCAGTCCACACTCCAGAAACTTCTTGTGCGCTAACCACCGTGGTGCCTGAGGGGATGCCAGTGCCCGTAACAGACACACCAGCACCAATCCCCACGTTGGTGTTTGGAAAAGTTATTGTGGACGATCCTGAGGTCGTTTTTGCTGTGTCCGTAAACACACCAACAGGACTCAATGTTGTTCCGGTAAACGGGCCATACATAGGGCGCGTATTCACCGAAGATGAGATGTTGGCCAAGTTCTGTCCGGGGTGAGCAATCAGGTTGTTCTGGCCATTACCGTAGGCGTCATAACCGATGTCGAACTGCCATAGCGTATTGGGGTTTGGGGCATAAGTTGTCAGGTTGTCAATATACCCAACAAAGCCTGATCCGGTGCCGCCAATGCTTGCCGCAGAGATTGTGACTACCGCATTGTGAACATAATTCACACCGCCACTGGTTACCACCACGCTAAACACTAAGTTGCTGGACACCGTCACAGTGACTACGCATCCAGTTCCAACGGCTGTAGTAATAGAAACACCAGTGTATGTACCGTTGGTGTATCCAGAACCTTGATTGGTAATGCCAATTGTTGATACAGAGCCGACTGGCTCTATGGGTGTTGGGCCAAAACCAACGCCGTTGTCGTTGTCAGTCGTCCATTGCTCGATGCCGTTGTTGTATCCAGAGATCACGTAATTGAGCCCATTCTCTGCGCTCATGATCATACCGCGACTTATCCCTGTGGCGTTGAGAAACGCTCCGTTGTATCCAGCAATTTTCCGAGGGCGTCCGTATTGGAAGCGAACCCACTTCCCATCCACATAACTCACCGACGCAAAGACTGTCCCGTCCCGCTGTATGCCGGGGCCTACTTGAAGGGTGACAACTTTTGCGGTCATTAGAACGCTCCACCGACAATCCCTACAGGAATGCGAAATCCAGTTGAAGCCAACGTGCCTGCGTTGACGCCAGCAACAGCAAAGCCCAATTGGTTCGATGCGGCAAGGTACAGGCCGGTCGTTGGGCTACCAGTAAATGACAGCGAAGGAGCGGCCGCTGAACCGTTACCCAATGTCAATGCATTGATAAATGAGGAGGTTGAGGTCTGAGCGTTGTAAACGTTTGTGCCATCACAAATTGCAAGGATTGTTTGATTCTGAGGCAAGCTGACTGTTGTAGCACCACCAACACCAGTGGAAAATGTCAAACTGAATGCGCCAGTCGTGTTGTTCTGAAACGAATACAACTGCACAGTTGGAGGAAGAATGACCGTGCAATTTGATATTAACGTGCCTTGGTATTCTTGAATAATGCTGGCCGCCTCAGCAGAGGTCAACGTCACAGTTCCACCAGTCACATTCTTGGTCAACTGAGTAAAAAAGAATGTTGCAGACTGGCCGTATGCATAGCTGTAAAAAGTTGTGCCGTTGGACACAACAACAAACGACTCAGCAATTTGCAATTGCTTGCTAACTACCCCGTCAATTGTGTTTGCTCCACTTGGAGCAACGTTCAAGATGCCAGTGCCATCATTTTTGATGATGGCGTACCAACTTGCACCAGCAGATGCCGCAGATGGCAAAGTAACTGTGCCAGCACCACCAGTCCAAACGTACAAAGACGATTGATCTGCTGGAAGCATTTGGTAGTTTGACGAGAACGTTGTGACTGGTGTCACTGTGTTCAGCGTGGTGCTTACCGCATTAAGTCCGTAACCTGCCAGTGTGGCCGCATTGGCTGAAGAAGTGCCTGCACCGAACGTTACCGTGCCCCATGTGCCATTGATGGTAGTGTTGTTGGTGACGTAAATATATTGAGCGATGCCTGAAGCAATCGACACAATCGTGGTGCCGCTTGTATTCACCACCGTAAAAGAATTGGCTCCGATGTTGCGAATCAATGCACTCTGGCCAGTAGACACAGAAGTGGCTGGAGGCATGTACAACTTCAAACCTGCGTTTGAGGCAGTGACTTCAATAATGTTTGCAACAACACTGTCCGTGTTGCCATTGATTGGCCACTGAAGGATTGTGTCGGTTGTAATGGTCAGTGCTTCGTAGCCCACTTGCGATGGGCTGATCGTCTGACCTGTGTATGGGTTTATATAACTTGTCATTTTTAGGAATCCACGGCAACGGCTTGACGATCACCAACTCGCGCCACATCCTCAGATTTGAGTGATTGGAGTGATTCGGTGTACTTCTGTTGGAAGATCACACGCTGGTCATTTTTCAAGAACTGCATGGCTTGCAACAGGGTTCCAAACAGCATAGCGTTCGGGGCGTTTTGAGTCAGCCAGTTTGTTTGGTTGGTAGAACTCAATGGTGCAATGCGCTCGTAGTAGAGAACCTCGAAGGCATAAGCCAAATTAGGTGTTGGGGCAATGTACCAGTGCTCCCAGTCGGTGTCGGCATAGTACAAAGGCACATCGGTTTGATCGGCATCCGGCCAGTAGTTTTTGAGGTATTCGTACTTGCGCAGATAGACGGGTTGTTTCTTACCTGCCACGGTCACGCTCATCGATACCGTCTTACGCCAACGTGCTGGTTTTTGCAAAATAGCATTGCTTGCGGTCATGGTTGACTCAACAATTTGCAATTGGCCAAGGGTTTTGATTTCTTGTGCAATCTCAAACTCAGCCAGCGAAATAAATGTGGGAATCGCGTTGACAACAGCGGTGTCATTTCGCTCCAAGTATTGAAGTACTGTGGAGGTCAAACTGTCATACGTCATCACCCATGATGGGATTAGTGTCATCGCGTCGTCCCTTTATCCTACGTTGCGCTCAAAATGAGGGCAATCTACGAGTGATTTGAAGTTGCCGCCCCAACGGTTTTTGGGGTGCAAGGACTCCCAGTATGCGCCCAATGGAGCAAGCGTCTCCTTGTCCCAAATTATCGCGCCACCCTTGAAGAAGTTCAAGTCGATTGCACAACGTTTGAGGTGAATTGAATTTAAGGTCTTAGAGCGCCCTGTTTTGACGTAAATGGCCTGTTGTTCTGGGGTGCGTGCTAATTCTCCTCCAGTGACCATAAAGCCCTGCTCTGTGGCGTATTTGATGAGGGAGCAGGCATCCAGCAGGAAGTCGGCTTGTTCTTTGCTGAGGCTCATTCTTTGCCTCCTTTGCGCATTTCCATGACCTTCTCGACCGTGCGGCCACCAAAATAAGCCGTCATCACAATGAGGCCCCACTGGCCCAGCAAAGTTATGTAGGTCTCGCTGATCTTGTAGCCAGCCCCGTCAAGCAGGGCAAACAGCAAGTAGGCGGTGAGGATGTAGACCAGCGTGCCCGGACGCACATTCTTTGACAACCAAGAGTCGGAAGACATATCAGCCTTCCAACGGTCAGTGACGTTGTTGTCTTGGCTGGCTTGGGCCGCAAGCAAGGCTTTGAGTTCTTCCTGCTCAAGACGGGCTTTTTCAATGCCCAATTCAAGCAGGCGCTCTTCGTGGTCAAACTGCAACTGGCGCAATTTGCTAACCTCTTCAGGGCTTGGGTTATCGCTGATCTTCACGCCAAGCGTGTTTTCTACGACTTCTTTGCCCTTTGCTTGAAGCGCAGATGACAAAAGGCCCAGACCATTCTGGGCCAATGTGCCGAGCAGTGATGCAACGATTGGAATCATGGTCACCCTTTCAATTCAAAACTTAGATTTGCATGACGGGGATATTGCACAACGCGCTCCCCTTCAGGGCATTTGTATTTGATGGTCGCCAGCAAAGTTGCTTTACCGCTGGCAATCTTTTCTTTTCTCACCATTGTGAGTTCGTATGTGAACGTGTCAATCTCTGGGCCTGCTGGGCCACTGAACTTGCTTGCGGTGGTGGTCGCCTCATGCACCATACCAGCCGCATCACGAATGCTTGGGGTAAAACTTTCAACAGAACAGTCGTCCCGTTTTTTTATTCTTGCAACCGTGACAGTGATTGGCTTGTCAGCCTCTGCCACAATTTTAAAATTCTCTGGAGACCATTCAATGATGGCTCGGTCAAAAAAGCCAAACTTGTCAGCAAGTGTGTAACTGCCACCTAGTGCGGCAACACTTGCGGCAATTGCTCCAATGGCTTTAGTGAGGTCAATCATTAAAGCCCAACTATCTTTCTGACAAAGTCGGCGGCAACGCCGGGGCCAAGCAACACGGCAAGAATGACTACATAAAGCAGGTACTCAATCCTGTTCATGCGCTTGGAACCGTCGTCAAAACGGGCTTGAATACTCTCGTATCGTTGAGCGCAAATTGCCTCGTGAACACTTAAACGCTTGTCGGTTTCAGTGGCAAGTTCGTGAATCTGTTCCATTGGTCAATTTCCGCTCAAAATTTTATTCAGCCGCTGGTTCTTCTGCCGCAACAGGTTGCGCGCCTTGCTTGGCGGCTTCTTGTTGGACAGCTTGAATCAAGCCTGCAACTTCAGCAAAAGGGCGAGTGCCCAAGTACTGCAAAATGCCATTGATTAAATTTGTGCTCAGTTTGATTTCATCCATTTTTCATCTCCATGAAATTTGCCACCAGAGTAGGGTGGTGGCGTCCCTTTTTCTATTATGCCGAAGCCCAAGGCAAAGGTGTATTTTGAGGTGACACAGGTGGGGTCAAAATTGAATTAATTTGCCCTTGCACGCAGGCTTCATAGTTGGCAACCCCTTGCTCACCTAGATTGTCTTGCACCCAACCAATTACAGTTGCTTGGGTCAATTGGTTATAGGGAATAAAAGTGCTTGACTGATTGCTGTCAAACATGGTACTTCCTTCAACCGATGCAGTGGTCGTGCCATCCACGCCAGTCAAAGTCCACAGCACGTTGACCACATAGTTGGGGTCAGGTTGCTGTACGGTGTACATATTGTTGATTGTCCATGTGAAGGTGGTCATCATTTGCTCCAAGGTAAAGGTTTGCTTGTGGGTTGTTGCACATCAAAGGCATTGAGTTGCTGGCTCAGAGAAAGTTTAAATGACTCCATGACAGGTTCGGCGTTAATCCAGCCCAGCACAGTATCGTTATTCAAACTGCCAAAAGCCACAAAGCCGTCTGACACTTTATTTACCGCAGGGTCAAACAAAAACAACGGCCCTTCCATAGAAACAGAGTTTCCATTCCGCGTTGCAGTTAGTTTCCAATGAACCCGCTCAACAATGTCACTTACGCCTTGGGCGCTGATAACATCAAGTTTTGTCACTTCAAGTGTGTAATCAGTCATGTCAATCCTTAATTAAAATTTTCTGGCGTTCTGCTCAAAACAATTGTCGCGTTGCCGTCCAATTGCCATTCCTCAACGGTTGCGTAGTATTGGCAATAGTTGCCGCTACGACTTGCAGAAAACTGCAATGTTGCAGTGCTACCAACAACGCTCCACGCAATTGTCATGCTTGTTAAGCCGCCATTCCAAGCCACTGACGTATAGTTGTCCTGCGCAAAAGCAGAAACATAATTACCCGTTAGCGAATTGCAATCAATGTAGGCATAAGCGACCATCGTGTTGCCATAGTTGTTCACAGCAGAAACGGCACGAACAGTAACTTTAAATCCAGCCCTGTTGTTACCTCCATACTGAGTCACGGTTGCCAATGTAGCGTTTACAGGGTTGGCTGTACCACCGTTTATGCTCTTTCCAGTTATGCACTGGTGACGATAAGTTGAGGCGTACATCTCAAGTTGGCCTCTTTGAGCGCCAGCACCGTTGAGATAAGTCACGTTTGCACCACCATCAGACAAAATCACGTTTGTGTCTTCTGTCCTAACGTCATAAACACCAGTTCCGCTATACCCGCCAATGATGGTGTTGTATGAGCCAGTCGTCATCTCACGGGCGTTAGACAAACTGGATGTCCTCTGACCGACATAGCAGTTGTATGAGCCAGTGCTGTTGTAGCCAGAGCGCCATCCAACGTGCAAGTTTGAACTGCCTGTGCTAAGTTGTCCAGCATTAGTTCCAAGGTATGTGTTCTGTGAACCTGAAGCAATGCTGAACCCTGCTTGGTAGCCCAAAACTGTATTGTCATTACCAGTCACTGGCGTGCCGTTACCAAAAGCACTTGAACCAACCGCAGTATTGTTTGTACCAGTTGAAAGGTATTGAAGTGCATTTGCTCCAAAAGCCGTGTTGTTGGCTCCAGAAGCAGAACCATTGATGCCGTTCAATGCATACCAACCGACTGCCGTATTGAAAGTTCCAGTGGCGTATTGCTGGCTGAAAGCGCCAACAGAAGTTGAGTAGGTTCCGCTGACGTTGACGGATTGTGATGCGTTGCCAATCGCAACGTTGTAGTCACCCGTGTATGTACTGAGGCTGGTTGCGCCAAGACCAATAATGTAAGTTCCAGACTGGTTTACATAACCAGCGCGATAGCCAAGCAGGATGTTGCCACCACCAGTTGTCAATGCTTCACCAGCAGATGTTCCGAGCAGTAAGTTGTTGCCGCCAGAAGATAAGCGATACCCAGCGGAGTCACCAATTGAAACGTTCTGACCACCTGAGACAAGATTGACATAACCGCCAGCGCGGTTACCAACGGCAATGTTGTTGCCGCCACCTTGAATGTTGAAGCCAGCCTGATAGCCGATACCCACGTTGCCGCTTGCAGTCACAGACTGAAGTGCGTTTGTACCAACGGCGGTGTTGTTTGCCCCGCTTACGTTATAGAACAAGGAGTCACCACCAACAACCACGTTACCGGCACCGCCTTGGGTTGCATAGCCAGCACGATGACCAAGGAATACTTGGTAATTTCCGCTGGTGTTGGTGTAACCAGCGCGGTAACCCAGTGCAACGTTAGAGTCAGCAGTGTTTGCAACTAAAGCCTCGTTACCAACAGCAACGCAATTGGCTGAAGTTGTACCCGTTTGAAGCGCGGCAGAACCGATGGCAACGTTGCTACTGCCAGACTGGTTGTAGAAGAACGCATCAATACCGATGGCAACGTTACCAGTACCTGTTAACTGCCTGTTGGCGGTACGGTAGCCTAAGAACACACCAGTGCCAGAAGTCAAACCTGCGGCGGCTTGGTAGCCCACTGCTACGGTGCTGTTGTATGTAGATGCCCCACTACTACCAACACCCGCGCCAGCGCCAAAAATAACGTTGTTACTGCCGAGGTTGTAAAAACCTGCTTGGTATCCACCATACAAGTTGTTTGAGCCAGTGACTTGGCTGTAACCCGCCTGATATCCAAGCGCAGAATTGTTCCCTGCATTATTCAAAGTACCAAGCGCCGATGTACCAATGGCAGTGTTTGCATCGCCAACAGTCAGAGAGCCAAGAGCCGAAGGACGTACTCCCTCCTCACCGCCGCCAACCGCAACGTTGTATGAAGCGGCGGCAATAACACGGAGAGTATTGTTGCCCACAGCAACGTTGTTTTGTCCTGTTGCGCCATTGGCGGAAAAACCCATTGCGTAAAGACCAATAGCGGTATTGGCAGTGCCAGTAGAAAAATTGCGACCTGCAAAATAACCCACCATTGTGTTGTTGTCGTTAGTGGCGTAGTAGCCTGCTTGGTATCCGACAGCAACGCTGTTATCTACCGCAGTTCCTGTGTACAAGGCTTCACGACCAATCGCCACGTTCTGCGTACCAGTCAAGTTGTTGTACATGGGGCGGTAATCACCAATCGCCGTATTGTTTCCACCAGTTGATGTGTTTGCAAGGGCTTGGTAGCCCATACCGAGGTTGGGGCCTGCCGTTGCAAGGTTCAAAGCCTGATAGCCAACTGCTGTCAGCCACTGACCAGACGAGTTTGTTGCAAGAGCGCCGTTGCCCAATACAGTGTTTTCAGACACCGCGCCAGCACCACGACCAACACGAACACCGTAAACAGTCAAGTCAGCACCCGCATACAGCAAGTTGGCAGAGTCAGTCAACTCACCAGAAGTCGTGGCGTAAGGAACGCGACCAGATGTCAAAGCGGAATCAAGGAAACCAGCGACAGTCAATTTGGTTCCGTTGAATGTCATGTTGGCAGAACCAGCCAACACACCAGAACTGTTGTACTGCACCTGAGTGTTGGAGCCGCCTGCGGGACTACCGCTAGAACTTGCCAGCAACGTCACCACGCCAGAACTGTTCTTGTAGTACAGCTTGCCGTCGGCATAATTGAGTGCCAATTCAGCGCCCGATGCACTGCTTGTCATGTTTGCCGCCAAGGGCACGTTTGAAGCAGTGCCGCTTGCGTAGATCAGGATCGGGGTGTATCCACTTTGTGCCATGTTTTTTCCTTAGAAAGCGCCGCCAGCAATACCACCTGTGATGGTGCCATTTGCGGCGTTTGCGGTTATCGACGAGTTTACCAATTGTGGGAGATTTCCGGAAGTCGCAGTTACAAAAGTCAAGTAGTTTGTCGCACCGCTTGATGCGGCCGTAATTGCGGTGTTCGTTGCATTTGTCGCCGTTCCAGCGGTCGCCGCATTTAAGTTTGCAACTTGCGTTGTGCTTGCCACGGTAAACGGCGCAGTGCCAGTTGCAACGGTCGATGTGATGACACCAGACGCTGAGATAGTGGTAAATGCGCCTGTTGTTGGCGTTGTCGCACCCACAGTACCATTGATGTTAATTGAGGCAGTTCCAGTCAGGTTGGTGACTGTGCCACTGCTTGGTGTACCCAAGGCACCACCGTTGACCACAAAAGCGCCAGCGGTGCCCACAGCAACGCCAAGAGCAGTCGCCACACCAGTACCCAGACCAGTGATTGAACCAACCGCTGGAGTGATTGTTGTGTTTCCAGCTAAGGTCAGTTGACCTTGTGCATTAACAGTAAACGTACCAACTTGCGTTGCGGAGCCATACGAGGTGGCAGTTACGGCAGTATTTGTGATGCTGAACGTTGTCCCTGTCAGCGTCAAACCAGTGCCAGCGGAGTAAGTTCCAACACCAGCAAATTGAACCCAAGTAATAGCGGTAACGCCTATTGTTCCACCTGCATTGGAAGTACATACCCAACCTGTATCAGCCCAAGTGGTTCCTTGTTCAATAAAAGTAAACGCTCCGGGAACTTCTGCCCATGTGTCCATGTCTGTTGCGCGAGTCCAAGCACTTGCCGCTACAACGTAAATTCCATTATCAGCAGAAGCGGTTTGATTTTTAACCAAACACCTATCACCCGCAATCAACGCAACACCATCAACAGTTTGCGTTCCAGACAACGTGATATTTACCGTTGTTGCCGCTACGCAAGATGCCTTGGGGTCTAATCCTTGAGCCACAGAATCTACATACTGTTTAGTCGCTAATTGCAATGCAGACACAGGATCTTGAGTTACAGCAACAGAGGTCAATCCACCCAAGGTAAGGCTTGATGCGCCTAAAGCAATTGCGGTAGTGCCAACAGTTACGGAAGAGTTGGTCAGACTTGCGTTGGCAATGTTGGTCAGCGTGTTGCTTGAACCGCTGATTGTTTTGTTGGTCAAAGTCTGGGTACCACTTAATGTGGCCACAGTTGAGTCAATTGCAATCGTTACAGCGGCAGAACCGTTGTAGCTGGTGCCAGTCAAACCAGTACCTATGGTCAAAGCATTTGGGCTGGCCGCAGTAATTGTTCCAGACGCGCCCAAGGCCACAGTTACACCGTTGTAGGTTACCGAACTGTTGGCCAAGCCAGCATTTGGTATTGTGGTGGATGCAGTCATCAAGCCCGTGCCGTTGCCGTACACGTAGCCTGTCAATGTTGATGCGCCAGTGCCGCCACTTGAAACATTTAAGATGCCAGACAATGTCACAGCACCAGTGGTATCTGTGCTTGGGCTAAAACCTGTTGAGCCTGCGCTAAAAGATGTCACGCCGCCAGTCAAAGAAAATTGATTCCAGCCTGTGTTGGTAAAACCTTCAAATTGTTGAAGGCTGGTGTTGTATCGGAATGCGCCAAAACTGCCAGTCCTCTGACCGCCCGTTCCATTGGGTACCGTGATACTTCCCGTGCCGGGAATGATGGGGTTGCTGGCAATTGAAATGACCGGGTTGGCCGCTCCATCACCATTGGCAATACTAATCTGATTAGTAGTACCTTGTAGTGTAATTTTGGCCGGCACACCACTTTGCAGGGCCAGCAGACCTGTACCAGTTTGGGACACCAGTTGTTGCAAAAAAGTGCCCAAAGCAATTGTAGGGTTGCCAGAGACGCCGTCGGCGTTGGTGACACCCAAGCCTGCACCAACCGCAATTGAGCGCGCTGTGACCGTATTTGACCCCGTCTTGACCTGTATTCCGGTGCCGCTGGAATTTAAAGACAACGCCGCACCAATCAAATTGACCTGAAGCGTGCCTTGGGCACCGTTATCGGTCAGCGAAAGGCCTCCATTGGTTGATATGTAGCGCGATTGAGTCAAACCAGCCGTTTGGCCAACAGTCAGAAACGGGTAATTCAAAGCACCAGCACCAGCAATTGCGCTCGTGGTGGTCTGAACCGTCTGACCGTTTTGGACGATGGGTACTGATTCAGCGCCAGTTAAAGCCGCCGCCTGTGGTAATTGTGTAATTGTTACTTGTGCCATATCAGTTACTCGGTGTGATGGTGTCAGTGTTGCCGTTTTGTAGCGGTATGGTGGTGCCATTTTCAGTGCTGATATACACCTCGGTCGGGTTGCCACCGGGAATATTTGTGCCTGTTGGTGTCAACACCAGACCATCATCGCTTGTCGCAACGCTAACATCGGGTCGAGGAAATTGCAAAGCGATACGCTCTGTCTTGCGTGCCGGCAAACGGTATGGGTCTTTTTGATCCGCGCAACCTTGTTGACACACCTTTAGACCCGGAAAGTTTGGGTCTGGCATTGCTTCTATGATTGCGCGCTTCATGCGACAACGGTCGCAAATGAAGATTGCGATTATTGCATTGCCTTCGGTGTTTAAAAAACGAGGCATGCGTTACCTCGTGTACACGGAAATATTTGGAGCGTAGTAGATCGGCGATCTGTCGCGGTTTTCGTTCTCAGCCATGGTGAAGTACTTGTCGGCTTGGCCTTCAAGGTACTGGATGCGCATCAAATCAACGCCGGGCAGGATCAGGCTCATCTGGTGAGCCAGCATCAACTGGATCGCCTGATAAAAATATTGAGGGATTTCCAATTCGTCGTACAAGTCACCCACGTCCATCACTTGGCGTGAGTACCAAATTGTCATTTGCACAAACGGATCGGACGGGGCTGGCCACAGCACAATTGTTGACTGTGGCAATGTGCGGTTGAACCAATACTGATATGGCTGGTTGGCCGTAAAGTTCTTGTTGGGCAGGTTGGTGTAGTCGTCACGGTTCAAACGAGCCATGGTGACTTCGGTCGAATTGTTGCCAACAAAGAACTCACGCACGGCCAGAGTGTTGCCACCTGTCTCGCGCATCCGGTAGTACTGCACATTGGCACCCGGATCGATGTCGTACCACAACCACTCGTTGTCCACCCATGTCTCGACGCCCGTGTCTTCTAACAATTTCCATGTTGATCCGTCGGTCGAATACTCCAACAAAATGTGGAATGAACCACTCGTGCCCGGCAAGATGCCAATTGAGCCGGCATAGATTGGATTGTTGGTGCCGTAGTTGATCGAGATGTTGCCGTTGATGGCAGTCTGCACATCAATTGTGTTGATGTTGCCATCGGTTGCGTTGGCGGCTATGCCAGACGATGCAGAGACAGCACCAGAGGGTCGGTTTAACGTGCGATACAGCGCGTTTAATACATCGTTGCCACCTAAGGGTAGCAAATACTCATATTGGTCTGCCTTGAGGCCATAGACCTTCTTGCTGATGCACCAGTAATTGATACCTTGGTTGATCAGGTTCGACAGAATGAAAAACAAGGCTTGTTTGGAGCCTTGGACTTGCTCAACAGTTAATTCTTCGGCGAGTTTGCCCGACATCCGGGCCCCTTGGTCGATGAATTTCTGTACTGAGACTACTGTCTGTCCAACGGTTCCGCTGTAAGCCATTGTTTACCTCACCAGCAATTTTTGTTTTTTGAACTTTTTTCGTGCGTCGATATCTTGCAATCTTTCAGATTGATCTTGCCGCCTTTTGCGTAAGAGTTATCTGACTTGGCCATCCTGATTCTTGAACCCAAATTCCCCAACTCGTAAGACACATCACGAGCACGACGTTCATCAGGGGTCATGTTTTGATCTCGATCAGCGTATTGGTAGTTTTTGCCTTTTTCGTAAATGGAGGACAACTCAGCATGGCGCTTTTCAAGATTTGGAAGATCAGCCTTGTCTTTTGCACGGCTTTCTGCACGGGCTTTTTCGTTGCGTGCTTTTACGTCAGCCATGGACTTTTGCTTGAATGCTTCACGTTCAGCTTTGGCCTGCTCAGGAGTTAACCTTGGCGTCTTGCCGCTGAAGACATCCTCCATTTTTTTGAGGGCCTCTTGAATTGCTTTTTTTGTCGCCGGACTTGATTCGAGCATCATAATTTTTTCCTTTACCAGCCGGGGCAGTTCCACCGCTTGAGCGATGCTTTGGCGCGTGGTGCGTCCCCTTTTGAGTGTTCTACGACACCAGACATGCGCGCACAAAAAGAATCTTTTCGAGCACCACCTTGGGGCTGGGGAGCCTTCAGATTTGATCCGGTTTCACGGTTGTATTTTGCCCGACCTTTGGCGGTTAAGCCAGCGCCTTTTGACTCAGGAAGTTTTTCTCCACGGCCAACGGCCAAAGACACACCGCCCTTTTTCATCTTGGCAGTTTTTGCTGACTGCTTGAATGCTTCTGCCGTTGGAGCACCCTTGGTGCCCGGCTTACGCATCTTCTCGCCAGAACCATGAGCGATACGCTCTTGTTTGGCGTGAATGTTCTCGTACAAGCCACCCTTTTTGAATGACTTACCTTCGTCGGCTTTGACAAACTCCTTGCCGACTTTTTGAGGCACGCCACCAAAACCGCCCTTAGTGTGGGCGGCGGCTTCCATCAAACGATGTTGGGCTGGTGATTTGCTTGGCATGATCAGGCGTAGGACTTGACCATCTCAAGCACAACGGTGTATGTATCGCCGGCGGTTGCATCAGATGTGCTAAATACGATGTTGCCGTTTTTGCCTGCGCCAGAATTGTTTGTGATGCCACCAGCACTTGAAAAATCATTTTGGTAGTTGGTGTTGACGGCCGCCAAGAAAAACGGAACGTCAGTTGTTGCATCCCAGTACATACGCACTTCCATGCCGTGGCAGACAGAAGTGATTTTGTTGACAACAACACCGGTGCAGGCCTTGCCAGATGCGCTGGACGTAAGGTTGGCCACGTTCACTTTGGTGACTGCTGTTTCACCAGTGCCATCACTGATGTTTGTAAATTTCATGATCGCCAAACGCTCACCATCAAATAGCGTTTGACTTGTGACTGCATCAGCCATATTTTTCTCCAATTAAAAAGCAGGGGCCGAAGCCCCCACTTAGATTTAGCACATCATGCCACCGCGCTTTTTGCCGGGCGACACAGTCACTGATTTCTCAGTCTTTGTGACGCTACCAGCAGGTGGAGAAATGAGGTTCTTGGCCTTGCCATACAACTCTTTCACCATACTCAACGGATTCATAGCTTCTTCAAGTTCGCGGCTGGCTTTGTCGCTGACGGCTTTTGGGTCTTTCACAATGTACTTGTCATTGGAAGAACCGCCGTCATTAAACTTTTTTGCCATACCGCCCATCTTGTAACGGTTCAATTGACCTTGAGCGGTGTCATGAGCGTCGCTCACGTCATCGGTGTGGTAATCAGCTTCGGAATAGTGTTTGCCTTCCGGGCTAAAAAATTTCACACGATGCTCACCATAATCACGGTCTTTGTAAACCTTAGCTACATGGCCTTTTGGGCCAGTGTGGGTTTTTACAAGGCGAAGGTTTGGCTTCTCTGGATTCTTTTCCAACCTTTTAGCAAGGTCGGTGTAGTAATCCACTTTGCCACCCTTCGCAAAGGTGCCAGATTGCAAGCTGTTGGCTACGGGACGGCTGACAAAGTGACGAGGCATCTTCTCAGCCTTGCCATCACTTACGACATTACCCCCCGTAGCAAAAGCTTTTTTTGAGGCACGCCCTCCCATCTTGAAACCACCGCCATTGCCGTTCTTCACACCACCAGTGGTAGTGTTCTTGACGCCGGGCTTGGCTGAGTTTGCAGGACGGTTTTCCCAATCACCACCTTCAATGGCATTGCCCAAACCGGGAACCTTGCCGCCGCCCTTAAAGCCGCCAGCATTACCCATCTTGACGCCGCCAGTGGTGCCACCAGTTTTGCCCTTGCCTGCTGTCACCATCTTGGTGTTCTCGTAGGCCTTCTCGTTGCCCATAATGGAGCCGCCCATGGCATAACCACCCATGGCTTTACCGCCCATGTTGTAGCCGCCGGGCTTGCCCATTTTTACTTCACCAGTGCCACGGGCGCTGTCTTTGTGAGACGTGTCCATCTTGGTTTTTGCAAACTTCTTAGCACCGGTTTCAATAGTGGTACGTGTCTCATCTTTGTCAATTGCACCGCCAGAGGCTTTGCCGTGTGCCTTAGAGGCAGACATGGACTCGTGGTGCTTCAACTCTTTCTCAAGGTCTGCACAGCACTTAGCGTCCATGGAGCCGCCCTTCTTCATGCCAGACAAGGCACGTTGAACCATTGCGGCACGTTTCATACGCTGGTTTGGAGACATACCGGCCAGAGCCTGACGACCCATTGCTTGCATAGGTGCAGGAGCCACAGGCATAGCGCCGGGCACTGCACCGGGCATGCCCATAGGCATACCACCACCCATTTGCTTTTTGACGACTTTGCCGCCCTTAGCATATTGGTTGGGGTTCATTGCACGACGACGTTCAGCCATTGACGGCTTTTTAGGCGCAACACCGTTTTCAGCGTCTTCAAACACTTTTGGGTTGTTGCTTGCCATAGACCGAAAAGATTCGGCTTGACCAGCGGCTTTGGTCATAACTTTGCCGCCTTTTTTGAGTTTCAGAATAACTGAAGGCTCGTCGGTCATCATTTTGACCATTGGTTTAAATTGACCCATGTTGCTCTCCTTTTAGGAAACGAGGTTTTGGTTTACACCAAGAGCACCGATGCGAGTTGCATTGGGGCCAACGGCAATACCGGGCAACAAAATTCCCATCACTGTACGGTTGATACCGTCTGATGCTGTGCCCGGTACATAAGTACCACGAACATCACCTGTTGTGGTGGTTGCTGTTGCAGTGTCTGCGGCTACAAAGGTTCCAGTATCCTGGGCTAATGTGCTGTTGGTTTTCACGCTTGCAATATATGCTACGTTAAACACTCGCACAGGCAATCCAAGAATGTCTGTTGTACCTACTGTTAATGCCGTACCTGTTGCACCACTTGTTGTAATAGAAGTAATTTGGAAAAATGCTTTTTTACCATTTACTGCTGTACTAACTGCGGCGCTAGAAGTAATTGCCTCACTCATAGGTTGACCATAATAGTCATAACCACTCACAGTAATTGTCTGTGGTGCGGCACCCAAAGTGTAAGTCAAACCAGTTGGTGTACCTGCTGTTGTAACAACTGCACCACCTGCGGTTGTTGTCAAAGTTGCACTTGTTGCTGTAACTGCGCTCAGGATATAGGTTGTTGGGTTGCTGTAACCTGTAATCGTACCTGTACCACCTAAAGTGCCAGAAATAGTCATGCGTTGACCAGTGAACACGCTTGCGTTAGAGGTAAAAGTAATTTGACCCCCAGTTCCAGCAATAATAACACTTGCCAATACAGAACCTGTTGCAGTACCTGTAGTTACTTTAACTGCGCGTGGCAAATCAACTTGTAATGCTGTTGTGCCGTCATTACGGATAACAGATTTAACTGATGTACCTGCTGTCAAAGTCAAAGAACCTGATGCTACGGGTGTTTGTGAGGCGGCAATGTTATTTGCTACCAATGCTTGGGGAATTACATCCCAAACATAAATACGGCCCAAAGGACCAATACCCAAATCCATAGGAGCTGGATCGTCAAATGCAATATTGCCATGCAATGTCAAAGCAGTTGTATTTGCAATGTTAATTGCTTGATTGAGCGTATAAGTACCTGTGCCACCATTACCAGTGCCAAAGGCAGTGATATAGGTTCCATCAGTTACGCTTGTACCATCAACAAACATACCAACAACAATTGGAGCACCTTGATTTAGGGCAGTAATTGTTAAGGTTGAAGAGGATACACCACCTGTACCACCAGTGGCAGTAGCAGTGTAGGGGCGAATCCCTGTACCCATGTAAGTTTGGGCAGGGCCTAGAAAGAGGTCATCTGAAAATTGAGGCATTTGATCTTCTCCTTGAAAAGCATGATCAGTTTAAAAAAAAGGGCTGGCTTTTACACCAGCCCCTGTCACTTTAGACGCCGGGTGTGCCGTAAGCACAACGTGGGTCTGTAAAGCTGATGTCATAACGCTCGGTAGCCTTGTAACGCATTGTGTCGGTCTCGAAGTCACCTTCCATGGTCTTCTCCAAACGACGACGCATCAACAGCTTGAAGCCTTCAGGTGCATCGGTTTGAACCCAGAACGCGCTAGGATTGGTCAAACGAGACAGAACAGCGGCACCTTCGTCCAGCAAACCAATAGATTTAACTGGGTTGATGTCGTTGTTTGCGTTGCCTGTGCGGAGCACAGACTTCAACAGAACTTCAGCTTGGAAGATGTTGCCGGGAGCCACGATCAATTGACGTGGAACCAAACGAATCTTCTTGCCGTTGTTGTCAACTGCTTGACGAATTTGGATCAACATTTGTTCCAAAGAAGTCTGTGACAAGTTGGCGGCAGTAGCCAATTGGTTGCTGAAAGTGCC